ATAGTGTCAACATCATGATTGTGATAGATGTACTCGTTAAGACCTATATTACGCAGAATGATAAGTGCAGCTTATCAATTTGCTGTTTGAGTCCTCATTCTCCCAAGTAACCGCTTCTGTAGCTTTTGCTACTGTATAATTATAAAGTTGGGCGCTGCTTTGTTTTTTACCGTGCCCTCGTGTTCCTGAAGAACAAATATAATCACCGATTTCAATATCACCACCTTCGTTACAAACCAAGATGTGACCATCACCGATGGCAAAGATTTGGTGGCTGTTGCCAGATGGATCGTCTGGTGGTGGGGCATACCCGGAATACACACCAAATGCAGACTTGTCTTCGGCAGAAGTTGTTGGTCCCACAACATAAGCAACTTTCTTCGGCAGCGGAGAAGAAGTTGAAATAATCTTCACAATTGTTCCGTAATTATAAGAATCGTTACCTGCGGTGTAATCAGAAGACTGCACGGCGGCGTCGTGGACACCCGTGAACGCCCCATAAGTAACCGTGCCTCCTGAGAAAGTAATATATCCTTGATTAGACCCATCTCCATCTGCGATAACAACAGCATAATTTGTTCCGCTGTTGTCGTCGGTGCCGCATTGAATTTTAACTCCATAACGGGTGGTGGCGTTTCCGTCGTTGTGAAACAAACAAGCATAATCAGCATATTTATTTCCACGCACCGCCAAAGCTTGTGTTGACAAGCCGGTCACCGCTCCATATGTAGCAGCGTGAACAGTCAAACCATAAGCATCTAGAGTCATTTGGTTCATTTGGCTACCCGCTTGGTTTGTTGCCCACTCTAACTGAGAAGACTCTGCTCCATCAGTAGGGTTTATCCAAGCACACCCCATGCCGCCTGCCGAAATTTCTTCGCTATTAGTGTTTTCTAAGCCGAATCCAATAAAAGTTCCAAAACCCGCTGCTGGTGTTCCTGTCGAAAGGTGTGTAAATCGAGCACATTCTCTGGTTGCTACAGTTGTGTCGCCAGAACTTAGATATGCTCGTGTTGCTCCCGCAACATCTAAAAGGTATGTCGCAGAAGGTTCTGCTCCAATTCCGACACTACCGCCATCTTTTATTATTAATCTAGATGCGGGAGAGTTCGCGTTGTCTGTTACAAAATGGAAGTCGCCGCTATTAGAGGTTCCATCATATACATACGCTATTCTTCCATCTGCGGTGGCGACTCTGAAATCTAAGTTTGCGTAAGCATTTGTTGTAGTGGAGGTGTTTTCAATAAGCAAGCCATCGCCCGAGGCACCGCCCGAGAAGCCATGTCCTGTTGTGATTGCTGTATTGTCATTGGCAAATTCTATTGTTAGTGTTTTGGTCGGTGTAGTTTGACCAATACCAACTTTGCCATTCGAGTCTACCGTGACCCTTTCGGTACCGGCTGTCGAGATTCTAACATCGTTGTCTTGGAAACGAATGTATGTATCAGCATCTCCATTGTGATAGATGTATTGATTGACTGTAAGGTCGCCTTCGATCAAAGCGTCGCCTTCAACCGCAAATTTGTGAGAACCCGGTGCATAATTGGAACCAACAGAAAAATAGCCGTTTGTATCTAGCTGCGCTCTAATGGCTGAAGCATATCTAAAAGTCATGTTTGTGCCTGCCGACGTATTAATATCGGTTTGCCCGTTGCTTCGATGGGCAACGCAGTATTCCGTGGTGGTGGCTCTATCTTGGTGGGCAAAGGCGGCAAAGTCAGAACTTCCAACATAACCAACATGCGCACGACCGATTTGAGCAGATCCGTCTTGATCATCCAACATGAGTAGTGCCGGTTCGTCGCCGCCGGTAATCTTCAATGTGCCGCTTACTTCGAGAGTTGCGCTTGGCGAGTCGGTGCCAATTCCAACGCGTCCGTTAGTATCATCATAGACTAGACTAGAAGCACCCCCAACCGAACCGCCATTATTATATTGGACTTGGCTATCCGATCCTGCAGGTGATGAACTACCACCCCCTAGAAGACTAGTAACAGTTCCTCCAGAATCTAAAAAATAAGGTACTGTGGTACCAGATCCATTGTCCTTTATAAACAATTTTCCTTGATTAGAACTCGGGTTACCCGGGTTACCGGTCATTTCTCTTAGCTGAATCCAGCCGTCTTCCGTGCCTTCTCCATCATAAGTTAGATCTAAAGACCCAGTAATTCCAATAATGCTACTTTTTCCGTACGATCCGGATAAATCACCTGTTAGTGCCATTATAGATCTCCCCTAAAATATTAATAATTATCACATTAATTGCTTATAAACAAAAAAGGCGGGTGGCCGAAGCCACCCGCCAGTCCAAGACCAAATTAGTCTAGATAAAGATTACTCCTCATCTATACCAAGATTAAATAATGGTGCGGGACCACGCATACCATCATCACGACCTGTTGGGTCGATTTCTTCCATCATCAACCGGAACCATTTACCACTACGGTTATTTCTAATCGTAAGCATGTCAGGTTCCTCGACAAGGGTATAGTTTCCTCGCTCATTCGCGAGGTGAAGGTCACCCGTGTACACGTTTTTGAACCTCAACGCACTAGACCCTAAGTCATAGGAAATGTCAGCACTTGGCATAATATCACCTGTAATAGTAATATCTCTAGTGCCAGCATCTAGCAATAAGTTGCCACCATCACTGTGAATCTGTGTGGTCGTTGCCCCACCATCAGCTCCAATAACGATTGTTCTAGTACCAGCTGTACCAATATTAATATTTTGGTCGACATCATCATTACCCACGCTAATTGTACCAGCGGATGAGTTCACTGTGACTGCACCTGCAGCATCCACATCCGTTGTTGAACCATTAAGAGCAACAGGCATGGAACCCATACCCAAAGTAACAGAACCTGATGCCATTAGTTTTGCGAAGCTCGCATCATAATGACATTCAAATGTACCGTCCATTGCAGTCGTTATCTGTCCAAATGAGATACTGGCAGAAACATGTACCTTATCAGATACTGCATTACCAAATGTTGAACTTCCGGAAACGTAGAAACCGTTTGTTACACCTAAGTGACCACCCGTAAACCAGTTACTTGCAGAAAGAATAGGAATAATAGACGCATTCGGTTTAAGAACAACATCACCTTTACCAGTTGTCGGAGCTGCAGTAATACCGTGATTACCCTTAACACTTCCAACTGATGCATCGGAATCTAGATCAATACGAATTTGACCCAGAGCTAATGTTGCACTACCAAAACTACCGGTAGTAATTTCAACACCTTGTCCAGCAATGATTGTTGGTTTCTGATCCGGAGTTTGTGTCGGTAATCCAGTACGCAACGTACCAGAAATTGTCACATCACCCTGGAAAAGAGCACGTGCCTCATCCTCAGATCTTACACCATCAGTTGTAGCAGAACCCGATAGATAGAACTTTACGTCTTGCTTATTGGTCGCTGACTCAAGATTTCCATCGGAACCAAAACCAAATAATAATAACTGCTCGTTATTACCATCAGCGTAAATCATTCCACGACGATTTTTACCATACATTTCAAACATGGTAGGACCGCCATCACCAGATTCATAATCATTGACACCCGGATATCCTATTGATAGGTTACCTGATATCCATGTATCACCACCGAAAACAGCTGCAGCCTTGTGTCCATTACCCTGTTTAGAGCCAGATACAAAGAACCAACTATCAGTGCCGGCTGTGTCGGATGCACCGAACACTACATGATCTTCTGAACCATCAACAAACAATGCATGTGTATTATTATCGGTCTCAACGCGGAAGTCACTAGCCATTCCTGCCTCGTTGAAGATAACATGACCCATTGGCACTTTGATTGCAGTGCCAGTAGCTGAGCCTGGTGATGCCGTAAGTGTACCGGTAAACACGGCGTCCGAAATATTTCCTGATAGGTAAATATTACCACCGGTCTCGCCTCCAAGCTGGACATTACCGCTGGCGTACAAATCGGCATCGCTGGCGAAGTAGACATCCTTGTCAAAGTCAACTGTCGCGTCGAATGTTGTCGTCGCATTGACCGTAAGTTCATCTACGTCATTGTTACCTATGGTTGTACTTCCGGAAACATATACATCATTCAGATAAGAATCAGATGCAACAATAAACTTGTCAGTGTTAGAGTCACCAAATGTAACGTTACCTGAAACATGCATGTCCGCCGTAAACCAGTTACTTGCACTAAGAATTGGGATTAGCGAATCATCTATACCAAGAGCAACATCACCTGATGTTCCTCCACCCTCTAGACCGTATGAAGCCCGAACCGCCGTGATATCACCTTCTGCAGAAAGGTTAACCGATGTGCCTCCCGGTTCCTTGAACCAAATATCAACAACACCTCCATTATTTCCGGAAACGAATAGAACACCCGTATTCCCTCCGGGAACCGCTGGTCCCCCTGAAGTTGTTATCTGATCAAAAATCAGATATCCACCATCTTCACCACTACCACTACGAACATGTAATGAACCGGTTAGACCGATTGTACCATTTTGTCCTGTGGCATTGGAGGCGGATATATTACTAGTAATAATAGCCATTAAAACTCTCCTAATTAAACGAATTGAAATTGTTATAACATGACGACATGGCTGTCGCCACTATTAAATATCATTCTCGGAACTAAAAAAGGCAGTTTAAGCTGTTATTTTTTATAAAAAAAACTGTCTGTATTAATAACCATATTTTAGGATTGATTGTAAGAAATTATTCGTCGATTGGCTCTAAAACCATCTTATATTTTTTACCGGTAAGATTATTAATGACCGTTAGATAGTCCGCTTCCTCAACAATTGTCCAGTGGCCACGTTCATTTCTCAAATGAAGGTCACCGGTGTATATATTTGCAAATCGATGGGTATCACTTCCTAAATTAGAAGTTATATCTAACCCTGGTAGTATTGAACCGCTAATAACAACATCTCCTCCAAACACTGATACACCGGTATTTTCTTTCCCACCGATGGTTCCGGAGACGTGAAAAAATGTATCCTGGCCCGGGTTTAACTGGCCGGTAGAGTCTGAAGTTTGAAATTGTATGTAGTTGTAATTACCATTAACATAAACAATTCCTGCAGAGTCTTTTGTGTTAACCGTAAAGTCTTGTGTGGATCCGTCTTCAGATTCCGTCGGAGGTGCACCAACCTGCATGGCGCCACTTACAACCATATCACCACCAAACAGTGATGTACCTTTTGTTGTTGTGGATCTAGATCCAACTGTTCCAGAGACAAAGAAATTAACATCAAGTGAATTAGACTCATTATTAGATGCAGCCGCACCACCTGATAGTACTAGTACACGATCGGCACATGTGTCGACAAACAATGCGTGAGTAAAATTATCAGACTGAACTCTAAAATCATTTTCTGCCCCACATTCTCCAGAAGAATTAACTACTAGTCCCTCTTGTATTTCTGCGCTTTGTGAAACTATAAGACTTCCAGATATCATTAATGAACCGGTAACTGTTTCATCAACTTCAATGACCATTTTCTCTGCATAAAATGTGCCACTTACTACTAAGTCGCCTGCAAATACCGAAATATTTCCATTACTGGTCCCTCTATTTCCTTTAGAGCCTGACACAAAGAAATGTGTATCCAGCCCAGGTGAAGAATTACCTACTACTAATGAACCTGTAACAGATAACCGAGGGGTTATACCTACGTTCCCGGAAAATTGTGATCCACTTATTGTTGCCGTAATACTATCATTAATTTCTAATGTTACATCTCCGGAATCACCACCTCCCAATAATCCATTCCCGGCAATCACGCTAGATATATCACCGGGAAGATTTGATACTAAAACTTTTTTTGTTGAATTATCTGTTGAGTCCTGTATCACCACATAGTCTGATGACTCTGCCTTGCTTCCCAAGGCTGTTAATTCCGATACATCTAAATCTAGTGTTACATCTCCTGATGTACCTCCACCCGAAAGTCCAGTACCAGCAGTTACAGATGTAATGTCACCTGTACTGGCTGATGTTAGTAATGGTGAGCCGTCAAAATGAAGTATACCATTCTTGTTATATAACTTATCAGTTACATCACCCTCAAATTCTCTATTTGGAAAAACAATTCCTCGAGATGGATATTTTTCATCTTTGAGGCCGACCTGTAAGTCAGGACAACTTATTATTTTTTTTGCCTGATCATTTTGAGGGTTTCTGATTGTCAGAAATTGCTCTTTAAGTAATGCCGGCAAATTTTGTAGCTGGGGCTTATCTTTAGAGTTTGACATTTAATAAGAATCCTCAATTGACTGAGTACCGATATAATTACACGGCCATCTTAAAATAAGTAGTAGCTACGTTAGTTAAATAGAGGAAACTATAAGATTTTGCTGGCCAGCGTAGCTATTTCCGATCTTTGACCCTTTGCTAAATTAACATGTCCAGAAATTTCTGATTCTTTAAATTTTTCCAATACAATCGAAAGTCCATTCGATCGGGTGTCAATATAGGGAGTATCTACCTGGTCCGTGTCACCCAACAATATTATTTTTGAGCCTTTACCGGTGCGTGTTATTATTGTCTTTAACTCATGGATAGTTGTATTTTGAGCTTCATCAACAATTATATAAGAGTCGTTGAACGTCCTTCCACGAATGTAAGATAGGGGAGCAATTTCAATTTGTCCTTTGTCACGTAGACAATCAAAATATGTCATATCATTAAATGCATGCTTAACATTATCCATAATTGGTGCTATCCAGGGATCCATTTTCTCGTCAATGTCCCCAGGTAGATAGCCTAGATCACGACCAACAGGCTGGATGGATCTAGTAATGATTATTCTTTTATATTGATCATTGAATAATCCGGATAGGCCACACATAATTGTCAAAAATGTCTTTCCTGATCCTGCCAAACCTGTTATTGTAACTAATTGAATTTTTTCATCCGCCAATAAATGCATTGCGAAACTTTGTTCTTTATTTTTTGCATCAATTCCGACAGATTCATTTAAAGATGTTGAAGGTATTCTTTTAACCTGTCCCTCTCTAAAAACTCCCAATGCCGATTTATTATTAATTTCACTTAATGCGACAACAAATTCATTGGGATACAATTCACTGTCTTCGTCAACATCCATTGTCCCATTTTTATAAAATTTATCAATATCATCGTCTGAAACATAAAGTGTTGTTTGTCCCGTGAACTGTTTATCACTAACAACATTAATATGGTCCTTGTAATAATCTTCAGCCTCTATTTCAAGCGCATCACATTTGACGCGCAGGTTTATGTCTTTTGTTATTACTTTTACTAGGGCTTCTTTATTTTCTTTTTTAAGTAAAAGTGCACATCCAATAATTTTGTTATCACCACATGTCGCATCAAGATCATCGGGTATAAGTCCCAAACTGTTCCTAGCTTCTACTCTTATCACCTGATCATTATTTTCTAGCTTGATACCTAAGTCTAGTCTTCCTTCGTTACGCAAACCATCCAAAAAACGATTGACATAACGCGCTGACTCCCCCAGCAGTCCGGGTTTTTCCTTAAATCTATCAAGTTCATCTAAAACGACCAAAGGTATTACAACATCATTACCATAAAATGAATGAATGGCTTGCATATCGTAAAGTAAGACGCTGGTATCAAGTACCAGGGTTTTTCTATTACTCATTTATTTGACCTCTTGTGTTTCTATACATTCTGTGCTTAAATTGTATTCTTCTCTTTATAAATATCAGTATCATTGATTTAGGGACAAAAGAAATATATGGAATCGTCAAAAGAAAAGAAACGACCAATAAAAAGAACTACTTGTTTTCACGAACATGATAAATTAAATGTTACATGCGAAAAGTCATCATGTAAATATTGGGTTGATTCAAAAGACGATGCATGCCTTAATTGTGTGTTAATTTCCGCCTCTAGAGGAAAAAAGACACTTCAAGAAATAGGTGATATTTTTGGAATAACCCGCATGAGAATATGCCAGATAGAAAAGACGATCTTAAAAAAATTAGCAAAGAAACAAAATTTTATTGAGATATCTTAGTCACCTGAATGGTATTACATACCACCAAATAATGTAACGCCGATTAGTCCTGGTACATTGTCATTTATATAAACACCTGAAAATAGTGTGTTTGTTCGCCCACCGACATAAGAAAATGCGGTCTCTAAGCGTTTACTAATCTCGGGATCACCTGCCATTACTGAGGTTACTAGTAATAGTAATACGCCAGTTTCCGGCTTATTTGTAGGTGCAGGACATGGTGAACCCCTTAAGCTGCCCTGGAAGATTGTAGAGCCTAGGTCAGGGTCACTCGGGTCCTTTACTATAGTACTTCCTAAGAATAGTCGTCCCGGCGTCCGGAGGCACCTCTCCAGGTCTTTCGTGTCAAATGTCTGTATCGGTGAACTTTGATCTGCTAATTTAAGCACCTGGTGGAATAGTTTTGCAAATGTAGAGTTTGCTGCTGGAAACATATTAAGCAGTCCAACCTTCCCTCTTAACAATTGCAATTGTTTTTCATTATCAATTACTAGGTAAGGTACGTCATTAAGATCTTTTAGGAGTGATTGATAATTGGTATTGATTGTAGGATTTAAAAGTTCCTGTCCCGTTGGTTTACTAACCATATAGACAACCTTGCCTGATGCCTCTGTAGAACTAAGGTACCTTTCCAAAGCGCCATGTAATTCTTTACACGCGCTACCGGTACCCCCGCCACCACCGGCAAGAACAAAAAGCCAATCCACTTGGCCCATCTTGGTTCGAACTGCGTCTTCAACTAATGCGCTATTATCACCAAGGATTTTCTTTCCAAGATCAACATCTTTTCCAACGCCGTCTGCGCCAGGAAGTAATACAAAGTGTGATGCATCGAGGCCGGTAGGTTGATCTTTTGGTGTGGTATTAACCACCAGTGTTTTATTAAACCCTAGATCTAGGAATGCCTTTGCTAGCTTTCCACCACCACCACCAACGCCAATAAAGCCGCACTTTATAGCACTAGCCGCCGTGTTCTCTGGAAGTAATCTTTCATCTGCTGCGGGTGCATCATCATCATAATTACCCAAAAATCCAAAATCATCCATAGGTGGATTAATATAGCTATCGTCTTTTGTTTCGTCAGAGCCGCTCATGTTGTTCTCCTTATCACATGTTTTTTCCATGCCATCATAAATATTACGCTCAACAGCATATTGTTTGGTGTGGTCATGTTTTATCTTTATTGTCTTTAATGAAGAAGGCATATGCTTTCTTATAATACCGGTACTCGTGGTGGAGGTGCCGGGAATCGAACCCGGGTCCAAAATAAATCTAAAAATTAGGTCATTCACAAGTTTGTCTGATTTATTCCCAAACCAGCAAAGTATCTCGAAATCTCCTCGTCCTTATCGAGAATCAGGACCTCACCCACTTACGTAGGGAACCATTGGGGACCTTTTAAACTCCGTGAGGTCAACCACTTATCCGATCTTTACTAACAAGGTTATCGGAAACCCCGCAATTACGCAGCTAAGGCGTAATCGTACTCAACATTATCGTTGGCAATTAAAGTTCGCAACACTGTCAATCCATGTGTCACAGTTGGATACTTGCACCCTCAAATGTCCTTACCTTGTCGAGACCAGTTCACCCCCATTTATGGTTTTTTTGATTTCTCTTGTTCAATTGTTGCCTTTACCAGTTCACCGGCTTCCTTCTTAAGAAGTCTTAACCCTTTCCGGGCGCGCACGCCGGCGGATGCATTTCCAGATGCATTTTTATTAACATCTAGATCCAGGCTATCAACTAGTACTTTAATTTCATTCCATTTTTCTAAAATATTCGACATTATAATTCTCCCATGTCAGTAATTATACCATCTTCAGACTTTTCAGATAGTCTATCAATGTATGTTTTTATTTGTTCATTCATATTATCAATTATGGTCTGATCTTCTAATTCCATTATCAAAAAATAACAAATTTTCATAATTTGTTGATCATTCACACCAAAACTCATAATCTCTAAAACTACTTCTCTTGCTCGTGTGGAGTCCCACGCGACCTGTTCTTGCTCAGTATTTCCGTATTGTTTAAGGTTCATTTGTATTCATCATGTTTGATGCTAGAAATTCTTCTAGCTTAAATTTTTGTGGGCCTACGAATACTAGTCTTTTTCCGGTTACTTCATCGTTTATAAAGTCTTTTGAAAGAATAATATTCTCTCCCCATTTTTTATGTGTAATAATAAAGCTAGCTTGTTCCCACGTGGGTAAGTCTACATTGTATGTCTTTAGAACATCTACCAGATCACTGGATAGTGATAATGACATCTCTTCTTTTGTTGTAATTGAGTTTAAATCTTCCTTACCAGCAACAATCTCTGATTTACATATGTCAAAAATACGATGAACTACACCACAGTTATTGCACTGAGCAAACTTTGGTATTACTGTATCGCTGTCATCAATAATAGAAAATACAATAAACTTATGATATAAGGCTGATTCTCTATATTTAAATTGTGGCAGTATACAGTGGCATTCCACCATATGTTTCACACCTTTCATCGGATATTTATCCTAGGCACTTAAGAACCGCGTCGACACCACGCTCAAATGTTTGGTGTGTAGTACCCTTTAATAAGGTAACTAACGACTTAAGCTGACCATCTGACAATTCATTTTCACGTGCAAAAGTCATGACTGCCTTTGTAAGATCATTAGATACAAGATCACGCAAATCATAAAGAGTTTTTCCTACGTCACTTTGAACACTCATATTTTCTCCTTAGGTTTAAAAATATTTTAAAAATTATATGTAGAGAATGAATAGTAAAATATTCTGCCTATATCAAGCTAGTCAATTGTAAGGTAGGCACCGGAATTTGCGATTGTAGAAGACAAAGAATACGCATCGATCATTCCATTGATCAATGATGATGCTGGAGCAATTGTTATATTGTTTTTGCTTAATTTGCTTAATACACTTTTTATGAGGGGATCTAATTCATCTTTTTTGCATAATGTAGAAATATCGATGTATCCATTGTGCGCTACTTCGTTAATCATCTTAATACCCCCACCAATTCTTAGCGTTTTAAGCTTGAGACGATTTTTATCATAATCATTTAGTGATATACTGACACACCTACTACTGAGTGTAGTTATTCTGTCACTTAATAAATTAGTCTTTTCCGGATTAATCTCATTTTCGAGTTTTTTAACCAAGTACTTCATGTGTGCACGTACACCTACACTAGCACTAGGATTTCGTATAATCACATTATTACCCTCTATAGATAAACCGGAAATATTGGGGCAATCTTCAAATTTGATTGTTGATATTAGCTGGCCTTTAAGTGATGAAACAACATCGGTATTACAACATACCGCAATATCTTTAAGCATATTTGATCCCGCAAGGTCATATGGGACAATAATGGGGACAACATCCAGAGTTTCTTTCACAAAATTAACCAGTAGTGTATTTGCCACATCATCTGAATAGCCCCTGCAAAAGAAAACGACAGGTTTCCTCAATTCAGAAGCTGCAGCCAGAATCTTATCAATCTCGGAAACTTTTTCTACTAATCCATCGACTATAACTACAGTTACGTTTTCTCTATCCCACTTTTTTACTTTGCCACTATTAATAAACAAAGGGTGGGCATTTATCTTAAATTTATTTCCACTTATAAGTTCTAGACATATTGCATCTTTAGGCTTTTCATTGATATGCACCTGTGCATCCATGCCACCTAATAAGAGTGTTTCATTAATGATTAGGGATATGTCTGAATCTTGAATGTATGTTTTTATAAATTTTTCGATAATATCTTTATTGGCAAACCTGCTGTGTAATGACATCACCCTGGATATATCTGGTATATCAATAGCCCATGGGGTTTCTAGTGTCTTTAGTTTTATCATTTTTTTTAAAAATTCTACAAAAAACATGTAGACAAAAAAACCACCGTATGCGCACTTTTTGTCTGCTCTGAATACAGTTTCTATTAATGCATTTCGTAACAGAAAATTGCACCCGGACTCTTTACTTTCTGATAGGATTCCTTGTATGTCCGTAAAGTATTGGGGCAAGAGTGTGCTATCATAATCTAGGTAGATTGATCTTTGTAAGATATCTTCACACAACACATCCAAACTTTCAACATACTCAATTATAGTTGGATTGACATTGAAGTGCGTCTTATAGAAATTCATAATGGATCCGTTTTAATGCTTGATCAGATCATCATCAGGTACTGTTACAGTCGATATTTGGGCTTGAAGTAATTGTCGGCGCAATGTTTCCCATTGTTCAGACCTTTCTTTTTTTTGTTCCTCTTCTTGTGCTTTTTCCCATGCTGTGCGTACCATTGCTCCGACCAGCCCTAAAGATAAAAGCACCCAAGCCAATACTGTATTGGTGCTAAACATAAACAAAGCACCGGTAACCAGAAGTTCCGCCATCTGAAATTTAAATTTAATATTCACGATATACCTCACCATCTATATTCATATCATATAAAGATATAATAAAAAGATGATTAGTATAAGTCTATGAAAAACTAATGCTAGCTATCACGCCAAAGGTTATTACTAGCGAACGCAATAACTTCTGCAGCAGAGTCAGGATTGTACCCATACTCATCAACCAGTGTTTGTACCATATCGCCATATTTCTTTTGTTGATCATCATCTCTAGTCTTAGACTTTGTTACAATCCTTGCCATATCTTTTACAGATGAGATCAAATAGCTTTCAATGGCCTCTTTAAGGGGTTCATAACTAGTGTAGTCAACTGTCTCACCCCTTCTCATTTTAGCAAACATGTAGGCTGTAACATCACTTCTAAATCCATCACGAGATGAACCGGTTATTCCTATTTGTTCTTCAATAGCTTTTAGAAAATATTCGTCCGGTGCCTTCTCTTCTTTAGTGATTCTATCTTTCATTTTTTGTGATGTTGTATATGCTTCAGCATTATCTAGATAATTGTCAAATAAAGATTGCGCTTGTTCTTCGTATGCCGTTACAAATGCTTTTGCAATTTCGGTTTCTAGAATTTTTAGGTATTCTTCTCTAATTGTTTTTTGAATAAGTTCTAAACAATGATTTCGAAAATCTTCATCGACCACTTGTTCTTTTACTTGCTTTGTTAACGATTCCATTATAGAAATTGGTGTTATCATACCGGCCTCGCTGTCCGAAAGGGCACAGTCAATTGACTTCATTATAAATCTCGTTGAAATACCGGACATGCCTTCTTGTCTTACTTCATCTCTTAGATCTCTAATATCAATCTTCTTGACTCTTCCCTTTTCAATCACATCTTCCCCATTATAGATCTTCATTTTAGTAAGAAGATCACATTTCTGTGATGATTTGAGCCGGCTCATTACTGAAAACATGGATGCTATTTTAATAGTATGGGGAGCAATATGTGCCTTAAAGTCCGATCGTTTGAGTATTTTTTCATAAATTTTTACTTCTTGATCTAGCTCTAAAACATAGGGAATATTAATTTTTACTACGCGATCAAGAATTGCTTCGTTTGTATGTTCGCTTCTAAAACGATTCCACTCTGACTCATTACAATGTGCCAAAATAACACCATCAAAATAAATCATATTATGCTTTCCAGGTGATGGAACGCGTTTTTCCTGTGTTGCAGTAATAACCGTATGTAGAAATTCAATTTCATTTTTGAACATCTCGATCATTTCTACGATTCCTCTATTTCCTACGTTAAATGCACCATTAAGTGACAGCGCTCTAGGATCATCTTCAGGATATAAATCTAGTTTTGAAATATCCTCCGATCCAATTAGTACTGAAACATCTTGGCTATTTGCGTCCATAGGGGGAACGGATGCGATTCCTCTTCTAGCGCGCTGAGAGAATGTTGACTCAACAACCGGAAACTTTTCATATTCACCACTTAATTCATTCAAGAGATGATGCCGCGCAATAGGGCTAATATCACCTTCGATCTTTATATTAAGTAATGATTCAAATTTTTCTCGTAAAGCCCTGGGAATGAGGTGTAAGGGTTCACCCTTTTGAGGGTCACCTTTAAGATGGTAATATGATACACCATCAAGTGATCTCTTTACATGCTCAGTAAGTGCAGATTTTCCTGCTCCAACCGGGCCCATCAATAATAAGATCTGGCGACTTTCTTCACCCTTAAGCGAGGCGGATCTTAGAAAACGCATTATTTTTGAAATAACTTTTTCCATTCCAAAAAATTCTTCTTGAAAATAATCATAAATCTTTACATTTTCGCTGTCGAATATTTTATGCTTTCTGGGATTTGTATCTTCCATTCTACTTATGCCACATTCTACAATGGCGTCATAAAGCCTTTTATGTGACAGTTTTGTAAGATCCGGATTCTTACTAACCAAATCCAAGTAGTCTAAAAATGTTCCTTCAAACTTAGGTTTCTTATTCTTATTTCTTTGTTTTTCTATTAATTTTAGAAAGTTATCTTTTGACATTAGTATGCTCCCTTAAACATAATTAGATCTCCCATGGCTCATCTTCTATAATTGTATCAAGTTTTGCTATATCATCCCATAATTGGCTTACATGTATAACAACCTCATCGGCATGTGCTAGGTCCAGATCTCTTCCGTCATGATCATGTCTCAACTCTAATATATTTCCTTCGCGCACTTCGTTAATGTAGATTCTAGGGATGCCGTTTGAACCAATGCTGTCCATAAGATCATTCTTCACTAGTTTCCACCCATCCTTATCTGCAATCTCTTCGATCGTATATGTGCCTTTTTTGTTAGCATAGGAAAATAAGTTAAGCTCCTGGCAATCTTCTGCAGTTAAATATTGGCGAATGAAGGCTTCATCATGTAATGACTCTCTAGCAATGAAACATTCCTCCAGCCCAAATCGTTCCTCTATCTTATTAAACAAATAAAAACCCATATGGTAAGGATTAATTCGTCCGATGTGAGGGCGAATAACCTGATTGTGACTTTTTAAAAACGGGATGTGGTATTTATCATCTAGCTTAAGCTCATGCATAAGCCTATAGTGCCAATAGGATGCCCATCCCTCATTCATAATTTTAGTTTGAATTTGAGGCAAAAAATAATTTGCATGATCGCTAACAATTTCTAGGATATCTTTTTGCCAATCTTCCAGGCCACGAGAATGTTCTCCTAAAAATCCCAAGATATCATAGTCAGGTTCAATAGGGACTTTTTCAACATCTATATGATTATAGTCCCCATTGACGTCATTCTTGATAATTTCAACCCATTGTTTTTTCAGGGTCTTATGTGGTACCCTTTCCTTGTATGCCCTAGGAATTTGAAATTCGATAGCATGGGCTGCATCCAGAATGCTTTCTACTTTCTGTATTCCTATACTCGGATCTTCAATATATCCCTGTATTCGTTTCTTTGCATTTCGAAACCTAGCTGTTACAGTCTCTGCCCTCGTATGAGAAAACATGCGATTATTCTTGAAGAAGTCTGAGTGGCCCACACAATGACACATTATTAATATCTGCAAATAGAGGGGGTTTTCTCTCATTAAATATGAGATAGAGGGATCGGAATTAATGATAAGTTCGTACGGAAGACCTTCAACACCGGCATTATACATCTGGTGTGTTCTTTCAAATGATTTCCCAAATGACCAGTGAGAATAATGGCTCGGCATGCCGTGATATGACATGTTACCTATCATCTCAAAGTAGTCGCATGTCTCATACACAATAGGATACCAATCTAATCCATGCCCCTTTGCCAGTTGGCAGATTTTTTCATCCCATTCAGCTAATTCATCTAGTGACCAATCATTCATTAATTCGCGCTCCAAAGACTTTTCGAAAAGCCGACCAGATATCTGACTTCTTATTGATACTGACAATCTTAAATTGCTTATCACATAAAGGTGAAAAACAATTAGACAATCTAGATTCATCGTCAGAGTATATTGGTCGTTCTCCAGTTGGCTCTATTTCACAATAGGCATATAGTTGTGTTTTTTCTTTTAGTAATCTAGCAATCTCCACGCACTGATCAGTGTCAGAAGGCCAGTTGTCACCGTCAGAACACTGAAAGCAGTAAATATTCCAAAAGTCTGGGTGGTAACGTTGTCCAATTATATCATTCGCGTGTTGTAGTGCTGTTGATACAATTGTTCCACCGCTATTTCCTCGGGTGAAAAATTGTTCTTCATTGACCTCATATGAACTAGTATCATGTGCTAAAAATACAATATCAACATTCTCATATCTGTGATTTAAAAATTGATACAACAGAAAATAAAAGCTTCTGGCTAAAAATTTCTTATTCTTAGTCATAGAGCCTGATATGTCCATTATAAAAAAGATAACAGCGTTGCTAGATTCTTTTTTTGAGCGTTTCATATGCTTGTATCTCAAGTCTTCTTCATGAAATGTAAAGCGCTCTTCGTCCTCTTGCCTATTATCTACCCTCGCCGAAGCCTTTTTTCTCTTAATTCTATTGATGGCCGTCTTCTTTTTGTCCAGCCTAGGGCGAATCCCTTTTTTTCGTATGCCTTTTCTCTTTAAACTATCAGAGGTGATATTTTTTATTCTTTTCTTTTCAAGATCCGGAAGTTCTAGATCTGCAAAAAGATATTCCGCAAGTTCATTAAGAGTAATCTCTACCTCATAATACTCTTGTCCGGCATCATTCCCGGGTTCACCGGCATCAGGTTTAGATTGCTGGGGTGCTTGTCCTACGGACTGTCCTCTTTTGACATCTTTACCCTTTGCAGAGCCCACCTGTTTGTTAGACTCGTTATCCCCGTAGATAAAGCGATATTCTTTAATACCACGTACGGGTATCCGAATTGTCTTTTTACCGTCCTGCCCAATTATCGACTCATCAGCGACAATATCATATATTCCATCTTTGATGGCCCGTTCTATTTTTTGCTTGTGCCGACGCCGATCTGATGCTGATCTATCTGCGGATGTTTTATGTTCTTTAAACGTTGACATGGTAATAAATATGCATTCCTCTTACAATCATATCAACTACCTTCCACAATGTTTTTAGCAATTATGAGCGCGCCCCTCATATAAGGCTTAATTCCTCGCTCCATTTCGTCCCATGAGAGCCAGTGTGCTGACTCATGTTCATACTCACCGGTCTCAGGATTAGGCGCTATAAAAGGCTCTTGTGATGTCTCTGCCACATACAGTGTCAGGTGATTTACTTTCAAAGATTTTAGGCCCCACCTAAAGTTTAATTCACTTATTCCTGATTCTTCATAAGTTTCTCTTATGGCTGCCTCTAGAGTATCCTCACCCGGATCAAGCTGCCCTTTGGGAAGATCAAAGGCGCCGTTAATCTTAAGACCTAATACATGATGTCGTCCTTCGATTTTTTTTAAAACTATAAAACCGGCTCCTGGGGGCTTATCTTCTTTATTATTTTTCATAATTTCAATCAATATATTTCGTACGTATTTTTTTATGAATGCTAAAGGATTTCGTGATTCCGTAGCTACCAGCGTATAAGAAAATCCAACATTATTTTTCTTAGTAATTGCAGATATTGCATCAATATTTTTGATATTATCTTCAAAGACATGAACATGTGTATAACCATCTTTAAAGATCCTGTCTTGAACATATAATGCTTTATCAAGTGGATTGTTGGATCCTACGGCCATAACATTAATAGAAGGATCAATTCCATGATCAACTAAAAATTCTTTGACTGGTGTGCCGTTGCTTCTAGCTGTTAAGATAACTGTATTATTAATCCCACCGGCAGAAATTGCATCATTTAACTTTTTAAATGATGACTTGATGGGTTGTCCATTGACGGGATATATTTCGAAGTCATCGAAATTATATTCATCACCATCATCAGGAACATATTTTGCGAATTCATCGCTAGTTAATTCACTAATGTCGCCATTAGCATGTGTGACCCTTACAACGGCGTCTGACTTTGCCAATGTATCATCAAAATCAAAAATATTTAACGTGATAGACATGTTGTATTTAAGTATGGACTGTCCCTACTAACAATTTCTGCAAATACAGGTTCAGGATATACAGTTCGAAAAATCTTCAGGGAAATATTTTTTATTTTTCCCATAGAATCTAGACCAATCTGAATCAAGGATATATGTTATCGCATTATCATCAATGCTTCTAACACTTCTTCCTGATGCCTGAACTATTGTTTTTGCAGTCTTAAGGGGATACCACCACCTCCACTTATTCATTTTTTTTCTGATTAGTTTATCCCCCAAATAGGGATATGGAATCTTGCAAATTATTTGAAACCTGCTACAGTCGCCTTTAAGATCAACACCTTCAGTCATTGATGGAGACAGTAGAACACTTGCATTTTTTGATTTTATGTGCTTTTTTAACACATCATCTCTATTTGAGCTATCATGTGTTATTAATCGTTGTGATCGAATGTTTCTTTTTAAGTAATTTGCTATTTTGAATGTGTGGCAATGAATGATGCCTTTTTCATTGGGGTGATTTTTTAAAATTTCCCGCACAGCCTGTGCTAGTCGTGGAAGAGTATTTTCTATGTTATTAGACGACATGCTACCAACACCACATGCTATAATTGGTCGGTTTTCAATTGGGAAGGGAGATGGAATGGATATAAATTCACAATCTTCTTTTTTAATTCCCAACATTGTACAGTAGGATTCTATATTTAGAATTGTAGCTGACATGCAGACGATCTTTTTTCCCAACCTGAACAACATATTTTCTGCATATGCAGAAACGTCAATTGGTTTAAATTCTATCTTCTTGCCCGATCTTCCTTCCGCTGGTACCAGGTTTGCAACCCAGTTATCTTTTTGATATAGTTCTAAAAACCTATTTAGTTTACACGCGTGCTTGTCCAGCATATCAAACTGTTTTGCAATACCTACAAACTCTTGTAGCTTATCTTTTAACCCGCTATATTTTTCTAGGATCTTCTCTATATGCTTAATATGGGATGATAACTTAGGGTGATAAGTGCTGTTTATCCATGTGAACGCCTCTGTTTGCGTCTTGAACTTTGGCATCGTTAGTTTAAGGACCTGTTTTGAAAACCTTTCCGTTACCACTACTTCGATAAACTTGCTAAGCTCTTCGGCAGCATTGTGTGCTTCATCAATTACCAAGATTTCCCGTGGCGTTATCTTGCCTGAATAGTTTGTCTCGGCCAAAAAATAAGGAAAGTTTGTAACGCTAGAATCAGCCTTTAAAAATCGTTCTTTTTCTTTTTTATAAATGCAGTTAAACGTACATGCCTTATAAAGTTTGGATTCTTTTTCTGTGCTTCTTAGCGCTCGCATACTCTCTGCGCATGTATTCTGTTTCAAGTACCCACATTGATAGTTGGTAGAAGATTTTATTGATTTCATCCCCATGCTTGAACCAAAATCTTTTACATATTGATCCTGCAATATTTTTTGTGTTGTTAAAAAATAAGCACCGGAGTCAAATTCTTTATCACTAAATTGTGATCTTAGATATCTAGAGACTGTCAAGCCAACTGCGCTTTTTCCTACACCGGTACCTGCTTCAATGACTACAAATCTTTTATTTGTTTTTTTTAATGTATTGATTGTAAAGTCAATAGCATCGATCTGTTCTTTGCGTGGTTTTGTGTGTGGAAAAAATGGTAACCAGTCTTTTTTTTGGAATTCGGTACTCATAAATCTCCTAAACTTCATTCTAAATGTATACTTAAATTTAAAGGATGTACATCGCTTTCATATGGAAAGCGTAAGATTTAAATTTTAAAATGTCTATTGATCATATAAAAAATAGCAGAATCACTTTAAGGACCCTTCTGTCTCTGACAATCCTCTCTTCTTCTTTATCTCTATCAATATTTTATTTTTTGCACACGCATACGAATGATGCTGTGCATCTAAACGAGTCATCATTTGTTTTGATATTAACAACAAGCAAAATTGACTTAGACGCATGTACGCCTGAAAATAAGAAAATATGCACCGTTGTTCCCACTGAGGAGGATTCCCTAGAGACAACTGTAAAAGGATCCGGTTTTGTTGTAGCGCAAACCAGAACTCATACATACGTTGTGACTGCTGAACATGTATGCAATTTTAAGATTAAAAAACCAAAATCTTTGGTGCCATATGTCTATAAAAATATGCTAGTTAACGAGATCAGCTTGATAGAATTCAACGGCACCCCCCACAAGGCAAAAATAAAATACTTTGATGAAAAAAATGACATATGCCTTCTAGAGACTGAAGGCGTCTGGGGAAAGCCAACGCCTATCGCCACCAAGATGCCTAGGCATGGAGAGAAAGTTTATAATGTTGCCGCACCATTTGGGATATTTAATCCAGGGATGGCTTTAGTCTTTGATGGGTATTATAGTGGTACCAACATGTGGGGTGATGAGGTATTTACTCTTCCTGCGCGGCCAGGTAGTTCAGGTTCTGCAATATTTAATGAAGATGGTGAATTAGTTTCGATAATCCACTCAGCTAGCCTAATGATGGAAAATCTAGGTCTCGGATGTAAATTAGAGAACCTGCGAAATGCAATTCATCCCCACATACCCCGACCCCCACCACCGGCATACCGACCCTATTAACCTTATCTTTTCTTTCGCTTCTTAGGCGCAAAAAGTTTAGATTTTGCAACACCAATTTTTTTTAGTTGTGATGCTGTTGGGTTTTCAATGATATCTTTGAAGTATGCCAACCGAAATTGTCCACAGACCTCACATGCGAATGTAAAACATGATTTTTCAAACTGTGCCTTTGGATGAATCATACGAATTTCACCAAAACTGAGCTTGCCATCAGGCACCCGGGTAACAACAACCTTTTGTCCTAGGCCGTATCCTTCATATTCAGTAATCTTATTTTCCTTGTCAAGCATGTGGTCTCTCCTTTATAGCTAAAATATAAGAGGAAAAGTATACATGTATTGATAGGCTTCTATTTAGCTGGTTTTGACACCGTGGACCACACTGAGCCATCGATATAGTCTTTATGCCACATGTCAGGTGTACCGGTATGGATCCCAGAATTCATCCTGGTCCGATTAGCTTCTTCTGCTTTTGATCTTGCAAATGATTGTGCATCTGCTTCGCTAGCGAACGTTCTTAAGGGTGTTGAGAGGCTATCATCAAACCCTACATCAACCTGGGCAGCCCATAGACCGCCGTCGGTCATAGGATATATATTAACGTATATGTCCGGAAAGTCTTCCCATGAATAAGGATCATTGTCAAGCGTTTTATAGTTTCGTCCAATTTCCTCTAATAAGATTTCTCGAACACACTCTCTAAGACATGCGACGCTACTTATCGTTTTATGATCTCTATTGTCCACTTATTAGTCTCTTCGTTGACTTGCCACACCATCTTTTGTGGCTTAGCATATAATTTATCGTCCCCCATAGGTTCAACCCATATGGGTGTGGTTATAAATATGTGTTTATCGATGTTTTTTTCTAAATGATGCTCACTATTTAGCTTATGTGTGATGCTATCATATACATAAAACGCTTCATTTTTTTGTGGTTGCTGTATGGCATATACTGTTGATGTTTTTCCCGCAAAGCACCCAAAAATAAAAAATGATCCAATCAAAAATACTAATGTCAACTTATTCATCATGTAGACTGTCCCTCTATTACCATTGTTATTTATAGCATGGAAGATCAAAGTGCACATGAAATAGGCAATTGAGTCTATACAGGGGCATCATCCTCAGGCATACAACCATATCTTGCGTTGTATTCTTCCCTATAAAGCATAACAGCTTCTTTAAAAGGAGACTCACATAGGAGCTTATACCCTATCTGATCAGCTTCTCTCTCGATATCTTTGCATTCTTCTTTTTTATGATTGTGTTCTGCTATTATATGTCCGACTTCATGAGCCTCTATAACTCTTAAATGCTCTGGCGTAAACCACTCTTGGTCTGCTTGTGCGCCGTCAATCACAATAATTTTTTTGTCATACATACAAAAAGCTACGCCGGTATCTTTAAAGAACTCGGCCATGGCAGGATAAGTTGGAGATCCCGGGTAAATTATTGCTATGGTAACTTCCGGATCAAAATATGAATGCACGACAATTTCATCATTTAAAGGATCAATACTGTCTATAGATTTTTTCATCGATATAATTAAGGACTAACTTTCTTAAGATACTTTATATTTTTTCCCTTTATTCGCCACACCATGCCGTCCAACAGTACTTCATATTTTTGTGACCCATTATTTTTACGTACGTAAATCATATATGGTACATTTTTTTCTACAGTTCGACTATGCAAAAAATCTATAGAGCTTTTCCTTGAATTTTTTAAAAGTTCATAACCTTCCACAGGTTTAAGTAAATCACCAGGCTCTAGCTCACATATCAGCATGTCATTACCACTCTGTTTCGCTTTTAATATAGACACCATCATTTTCGTGATTATCTTTTTTGTTTATTTTTATATTCTCACTTAACGTGGTATGTAAGATTTCTGCAATCATTTTTCGGTGTGTCGGGTTTTCAAGACTAAATCCTTGAAAATTCTCTAATATATCCATTATTTTATTTTTTATATTCATACTAGTACTCTCTCATTAAGCATGATATTATTCTATGCTTTTAACTTCCATCGACGGTACCCAAGCCAACCCGGGGCCAGCTACATAAAGTTGCGCCTGTGTACTATCTTGTGGCCAAAGAACTTGTAACCATCCAGTGCCACATTCATCTTCCCATTCATCTACTACAACCCCTATACAGCTAGTAGCTCGGTGTTGAATTAATGAGCACATACCTGATATTTTCTTTGGTTTCATGTGTTGTTAGATTTTCTTTGTTTCGCTATAAGCCTGTGCCATTTCTTCAGCAGGCCATAATGTTTTGGCTTTTCATTGCACCTGCCGCCTCTCTTGGGAGCACGAATTGCTGTAACCCATGCCGCTATCCACCTTCTCTTTTCAGATCTAAACTTACACCGAATTTTCTTTAACTGTTTTTTAATATGACGTATGTATGCGTCTGCAGCCTCCAGTGGCTTTCGGCGATCAACACCGTATCCCCACCTTTTTGATTCCCACCATGACCACATTTGAAACAAGCCTATTGCCTTTGGCTTCTTTTTCTTGCTAAACCTGTGATCACCCTCTGCATTGGGATTATATCCGGATTCCATGCATGCTGATGCCAACAACATTCCTCTCATACTGGGAGGTACACTATGTTTTTTTTCTATCTCGATGATACCCCAAATTAACTTGGGATCGCGATATCTTTCTTTTGCATTTTTACATCGCTTAAGAGCGATATCGGCAATTTCTTTATAAGATATCGGTGAACTCTTGCTAATCACGCCGGCATATGCGTTTAAATTAGCCGACGTGAAAAATATCAAGGGGATCATAGATAACAATATTGATGTTTTTAATTTCATAACAAATAAATGGTTGAATACAGCTTTAACTATACCTTCAGCTTTTAGTTTGTAATTACTTTGTTAAATGGTTCCAGTATTTTTGTATTTCTTTGTTCTCTATACTACTGATTTGTCCTACAGTAGGCTTTGCAGGAATAGAGCACAAAAATAGACCGGCTTCTTGAGGTGTTTTAGATCCTTTCTTTTGATTGCACTTAGGGCATGCAACCACAACATTTTCCCATGTTGTCTTTCCTCCGCGACTTTTGGGAATAACATGTTCAATTTGATAAAATTTCATACCGACGGTGATCTTACAATATTGGCACTTTCCTTTATCACGTAGCCACAATGTCTTTCGATTCAGCTTGATAAATTTTCTTCTATTTTTCCACTTATTAGAAAAAACGCCTTCTTTGAATCTCACAACTGAGGGCATTTTTACCGGGCCACTAGTGGTACCTATTGTGCGTGTATCACAGTATTTAACGATTTCAACACGTCCCTTGAAGAAATCCCCAAGTGCCTTGCTCCAACCGATGAGATACATGGGCTCAAATCCCGTACTTAAAACCAATACGTCCATCTTTTAATAAATACACCTAGATAGTAAAAGTATTTAACGCTTTTTTAAAATCCACTTAATTGCATCTTCCAGACCCTCTAGAGCCTCATCATCAGACATACGATGATTTGCACCACATGTTACCAATGTAGCACCACAATTGTTTTTGAGAATCATACTATCATTATATGGTACAACTTGATCATTATCACAGTGTAGAATCATTGTCGAGGCCGGCACATCAGGTGCAATACCAAACCTGCGCCATGCGGGGGCTATCAATATTAAGCTTGACGTAGGTACTGCAACCTCCATAGCAACGGCACCTCCCCTACTTGAGCCAACAATAATGTCTGGCTCTTCGTCAACCAATACTTTCTTTACTGACTCAACTGATTCTGCCCATGAATACTTTGGGAGGTGAGGATTAAGGACCTTAAATCCTTTTTTTTCTAGATATCTTACCTTGCTACCTCCAGGTAAAGATTCAAGGCCATGTAAAAATAAAATTTTCGACATTTAAGGGTCCTTTTCTTGATTTTCTGTTAATCTATTAATAGCGTATACACCACATGCCAAAGACATGCATGAATAAAGCAGGGCTAAGATCTCATTCATTACCTGGCTCGTTATTTGCAATTCCCAGTATAGCATAGCCACATATGTCTCTCCATGGAGACTCTCCAAATGCATCTTTTTTATTCGCTAGGCGAAAAAGCTTGTCAATAACACGTGTGATTGCTAATGCATCGCGATATTGTGAAGGGCGGATGCCTTCTGGGTATAATACCTCTAAGATCCTACATGCCTGTCCAAATGAATCCCCGTATGCCTCATTTTTTTCTGCACACAGTATGCCTACTTCTTTTCCGATATTTTCGTATTTTGCTTTCATAAAGTATCCTCACATTAGTTCTAGGACATGTCCTAGAGCAACTTAAGTTATTTTGTGGGTTAACCCCCGTATAATTGTCTACAATAATTCTGGATGTACCCTATGGCCACTCCAGGGTGTTATAATAAACAAAGAGATATTGGTGCCTCGGGAGGGACTCGAACCCTCAATCCCGTACGGGCGACAGATTTTAAGTCTGTTGCGTATACCAATTCCGCCACCGAGGCATTGCATCTTAACTATAATCAACTTCGCAGTAAATATCTTCTACGTTGTCTTCTCTAATCCAATTGACTGGATCAATACCGGGGACCAGATCACCGCTGCCATACCAGCTAGCCGATCTGGCTGGTGACATGGTTGTCCATGACCCAAATCCCTTTTCTTTAGCTGCGTGATCGCATCTTACCACCATGTCACCTACGACCTGAACCCAGTGTGTTTCATAGGTTACAATTTCTTCTGCAATAGTACCTAACCATCGTGTGATATTCTTTGTTCTAGGCATTAAATCACCTCCAGTAGTTCACGTTTAATATATGTCTCTTCACCAGTATGCGTACACAAAACCTTAGCCATTCCTGGAGTTGGATTACCCCAACCTAGTACTACCCTGCACCTGGCCCGAAGTACCTGATACGTACGGTCACGGTGGAGATTAATTGTTCTAGATCTCGGGGCTAGCCTAGATTCCCCCGCATCATCGAAAGCGATGTGAAAAGTATCCTTACCGGTAACCCGTGCATGCTCAATGTCCTTACGCTTTTGTTCTTGCCAGGCCTGTCGTTCTTCAGACGTCGTTGGTCGCGAACTTGGAATTTTACCATCCTTGTCATTTCGATAGTTGGTCAAAGGATATCTCAACCCTCCCCCGTGTTCTTCTGTAAAACACTTGATGGGATCAAGCTTAACTAGACACCCTTTTTTAATTTTCTTCACCCGGCCTCCATCACCTTATATTTCCATTATACCATCGTGATGATCCAATTACACGAATTTACTAGTTATTCATCAATTAACTTTAGACTTAAAGTATCATACCAGTTATGCTGATTTGTATTAGTAAGGACCAAGGCCAGATCCTTACCGGTTTCTTTACAACGGTATATTTCTATAACAATTCCGGACATAAATACTTCTGCTGATTCTTCAATGTGAGAATTATGGCTGGGTGAAGGCATTGCGTCCAAAATCAGTTCGAGTATATTTTTTTGCTGATCGGGATCATTGTCTTCATAATACACGAGATCTCCTACGTAGATTTTTTTTCTTTTAAAAAAGCGGAGAAACTTCATTTATTCTTGTGTCGATTAACTATAATTCGAATAACTGCAATACTGCCGATAACCATCGATATCCATGGAAATAATGCAAGAAATAGCAGCAGCTCTTTACTCATTATCGAATCATTATAAGTTTAACTCAAGTTGCCTAGGGCCAGTAGGGAAAGAAGATATTTGAAATAATGGTTCACCACCTTCCCATACGACATCGATATCTCCCGCCGCGTATCCCTCTATTAATGCCTGCATAACCTCTACAGATTCGTAATCCCCATCGACATGCAGTTTTTTGAGATTATCATAAAGTTTAATTAAGTTAAAGTCTAAAATCACTTTTTATCCTTTACCATCTCTTTAAAGTATTTTTCTAAGAATTCTTTGCATGCTTTGCATTTATAACCAGCACCGGTCATTTTTTTGAGATCACCCAAGTTATCGCAGCCCTGGCTAATGATATCATGCATTTCTTTTTCATTAAGAGATACACAAATACACAAGATCATCTTACTTAGACCTTTCTGCACTCCGCCGGACTAATGACGTCATCCTTGGATTTAGTAGTGTGTGTAAATTTCTGTGGCATGCCCATACTATCATCATGGTATCCTTCTTTGTATCCATCCATGTAATCCCTGTCACTAGGCATCTGAATGTCATTGCCTTCATAACCATCCATATATCCTGCATGGTACTTTGAGAATGGACTCTTTTCGAAAGGATCATTTTCCATTTTAGCTCCTATTAAATAACATAAATCATAGTATTGGAATTAATTTTATCTGTCATCTTGACATTGCATATTTTTAAGTATATTCAATGTCTGTAGATAACCCGTAACTGAAATTGTTTGACCATTTTATCATCAAAAAAAATATATACCCTCATTGCGAAATGTATTTTAAGATCTGATCCTTATTGTTTTGTAGGGATTTTTTCGCATGACCACCATCCCTTCATGAATGTCTCTATTGCCCCATTGGTCATGACAATCCACCCTCTATCTGATCTATCCCATCCCATGTAGATCCCTGTATATACAGGGCCCTGTTTCCCCTTGTTTGTTATTGCATAAACATTAACAAGATCTCCCTCTTTCATCGAATATCATTTCCTTCACGAATTATCCTGAACTCACTTCTGATATTGTGAATATTCATACCGGAGTAGCCGTGTTCTTCCTTGTAGTTAATTGGAGGTTTGCTAGACCACATGATCATGACGCGTTTTTGGTGCCCAAACGAATCCTTCTCAATCTCTCTTACAATTCCGGCATGTGTAACATTCTCAACGTAGCATGAACACTTCTCATTGTATACGCTGCTGGGGCATGTAACTATTAATAGATCACCGATCTGTGGACGTCGAGATTCATGCATTAGTTTTATCGCCAATCTTCATGAATCAGTTTGCCTATTATAAAAAGACCAAGCCACGATAATAAAACGATGTATGCTAACATCATCTATCCCTTCACCCGGCTATATCGGATTGCTTCGGAAAGATTTTTACTATAGTCGCTATGCCACTCATCAACCTCAGGCCTGTCAGGTGTGCGACCATGAATTTTAAATGAACCGGTGATATCACCACCAGAAATACTAAAGCTGATGGGTGTTCCATTTTTGGTTACGTCAATCCATATTTCATATAGACGATGCGTGACCTCAGGTAAATACCCATTCTTTAATAGTTTATTTCTTACCCTTTTAAGGTTCATTGGTTATGGATCGTGATCTTTTTAAGAAAAGAGGGGATGTGGTACCTACATTGTCTAATATTTTGCCACTTTACTAATACCGTACCATGAAAAGTTTTAAATGAGACAATTCGGCCATGGCCCAGGGCGCTGTCTTCTTTATGAGTTACTGTGTCACCGATTTTCATCATTTTCCCTTCCATAGTAAGCCACTGTGGCCAGTATCATCCCGAGAATGATGCCGGCGGACATAAAAGGCCCAAAATTAACATGTGCCGATGTAGAAGTGATATCGTAATAAAAAATCCACATAATTACCACTTCCATCCCAAGCATGAACAAACTTCTTGAAAAAATGAATCCGGGTATCCTGGGTAGTTGACCGCACGACATGTGGTCTCACCGTTCTCTTCGAAGCCGAGATCCCCGCCGTCCCCGCCGTTAGCCATATCAGTATACTGCCACCTGATTTCACGCAACATGCGTTGAGAATTAGGCACTTTTTCCATTTTCTTATAAAAGACGATTACATCAATTGCACTTTTCATTTAAACACTCCACACATACATGTGTACACACATCATGCTCCGCCTTCTTTAGGCATACATTACAGTATTTTACATAGTATTCATCATTGCCTCCACGGAGATCATTTCCGTAGCTATCATGATAATCTTTGTGATAACCATATTGGTTATAACGTGAACCCATAAATATCCTCAATTGTTAATGATAGTTTGCTTCATCGAAGCCAGGTGAAAGTACCATAAGCTGCACACAGGGATCATCAGGATCCTCAGTAGACTCAGATTCAAAGTACGACCATCCCACAAACTCTTTAGTACCTGCATCAGAATCAGAATAGTATGTACAGCCGCCGCCCACATAAACAACAGATCGGCCGGCTCGGTCAACAACAGAAAGTTGCCGTTGTCCGGCGGCATCATAGCCGATAGACTCTAGAGGTACGAGAACAGTACCAGATCCAACGGTATTACCACATTGAACAAAATTATAGTCTAAAAAGTCAAGCATGTCTTCTCCTTCTTGGTACATTAATATTATACACCAAGTAGAAGAAGTTTGCACGAATTTGAATATATTTTTAAATTAATGGATGATTAGGCGTGATATGCCTTAAGTGCATCTTCTGCATCTTCTTTAGTATCATATGTCTGAGGCCAAAGTTTTCCGGTCTTGTTAGAGATAATTCTCCACTTTCCATCCCTGTCAGTGACGCATCCGGATTCCGGACACTTTCCCTTACCAGACTTATCTTCAGCTAATACATAACGAATGATACTTCTTAGTCTGCTTTCTGATATTTTCATTATCGCTTTCTTCGTAGAGTCTCACGAATTTTGCGGGCTAGTTTTCTTTTAAGAGCGCGCCGTTGCTTAGATTCATGACGTACCTCAAAGCCGGCATCATCACGACGGTCTTTATAATCCTGGTCGTGTGCTGCCTCAGCACCATGCTCAGCTGCCAGGCGCTCATCTTCACGTGCATCATAGCCCTGGTCATCGTGGTGGTGGTGATGGTGATGCACATGGTGGGTAGCATCATCTCTATCTTCAAACCCAGCATCATCTCTGCGATCATGATAATCTTGTTCATGATCTGCTGCTGCACCATGAAGCGCAGCCAAGTGCTCATCTTCACGAGCATCGTATCCCTGGTGTTCCTCTTTCATTACACGACGAACGATATTACGTAACTGTCGTTTCATCCGTCGACGCGACTCATCTTTTCTTTCTTTCTCTTTTTCCGCATGGAGCTCCTCTTCATGATCATCTTTAATGTCATCCTTAAGGTCTCTAATATGCTCGATATCATCTCCTATATTCTTTTTGAGATGATCAAGTTCAGTATCAACCGTATCTTCGAATAACCGCTTTGTTTCTTGCAAAATTATTCTTCTTAATTGTCGCTTTGTAATTCTCATGTTACACTCTCCAGGGATGTTGTGTTGTAGTTTTAAATATACACGTGGGGGACATTTATGACATAGGCTGGTGAATTTATGTAAATTATATAGCTATGACATCCCATCCCGCACTACTATAGTTTCTTATCACACCCTCTGTAAAGATAGAGTAGGTCGTATATGCGGAATTGTTGATTATGAATTCTTTTTTATCTATAAGAATTCCGACGCCTTTCACATACCGGTAGAATGGGTCACCGTTTGTTGGCGACATGATGGGATTTTCAAATTCTACTAAGTCACCGGTATGCATAATTTTCTCAAAAAAAAAGCGCCCCGCATTCCCGGGCGCCTTAATTCTCATGACCATCAAGCCTTTTGAGCCTGTCCCCTTCTCGGGTTAGATGTGAACACACCGGCAAGTAACACCGTTCACGAGATTTCTCCCTGTTCTTGGCTCGTGAAAACCACGGAACAGCACGTTCTACTGTCACTAACATTCTGCGCTCAGTTGGGTAAGCTGTACACTTCCCCCCGCATAAGCACGCCATGCTTCCAATCCTTGGGAGAATGTACACATAGCCCCTTTCGGGACGACGACCCTGTTGCCAGTTTCATCAGAGAGACTTCTGCCAATGACAGTTAAGTTCTAAGGGTGCTTAAGCCCTCTTCCCAAGACTTTCATCACCTTTCGGCGTCTTGGTTTGCCCTTATCCCGTTTCCACGATGAACCTACAAGTCCGTGGATATTTTCAGTAGTATTTCCCTAGCGGAATAGGGACTCATACTTCCAATCACTGAACAACTTCGGAAATTCCACTCTCCTTAACTTGTTCCCTCTCTTAGTTGGGCGGCATAACGTAAGAACGCTACTTTCCCAATCAAGGTTTTCTCTATCATTAGCTTTCGCCAATGTACAGGGGCCAGTAATTCCACCTGAATTTTATAACCCGAGAACATGGGTGTATCTTTCAATTCTTTCAAAGAGCCAGCCTTAAAGGCTATGTGTAAGTTATATTCAACGTTATTCTAATGTTTAATTTTTAAACTTTGTCGGCTTCTTTTTTTGTTGACATATTAATTAATTTTCCGGCTTTTTCTATCAATTGGCCCCGGATTTTAAAAAGTTCACAGTCATATAAGACTAACGCTGATTTCATAAGCTTATCATATGATATTAATAATCCTATGTGTTTCTTGGGTGTTGTTGACCAATCATCAATGTCCACAATGTCTTCCCACTTTGCAAATCTAACAATATCACCTGTTTTCATGAAACAAGCTCAGTTGCATATGAAAATACTCTTTCATCAATAACTTTTATACTTTTACATCCATGATGCAGTATGAGATGATGACGCATGGGTATATCATCACCCATAATTTTGTATTCACACCCTAGGTATAGTGCAATCTGATCATTAAGAGCACAATTTTCTTCAATAAACCCAAACCTAATCAGATCACCTATGGAAGTATTATTTTTCACATGTACTTACAACTTCCCACTGATCTACGAGGCCGGACTTAATACGACCGTCCGCATGTAATAACTTAATAGCATTTCGTGCCCTATCAATAACCAGGGCATGTGTAGAAATATAGTCGGCCTTCCTATTATAAACCTTCCACCACATTTCATATTTCATTTTTACTAAATCGCCGATATTCATTTTTTCTTTTTTTCAAAATATGTGGGAAGCAATACTATGATCCCAACCATGGTACATGCGGTGATAAATAACACTGTATCACTCATGTTAACACCTTAATGTTTTCTTCCATTAGTAGACTAATTTCATCTTGCCATGTTGTTTCTATATCCCCATTTTCCCATAAAATATCTACCTGGGGGGGTGAAACACCAGATCCCTTTTCATCGATATCTACCATGTCCACAATTATACCAACATACATTTTATCATTATCGCTTGAAAAACTAACCACGTCGCCGATCTTCACTTGATATTCTCTTTTTATAAATTGTAACATTGTTTGTTAGCGCTGGATATTCATCATCATAAAAAATAATGTTCCCTTTCATGTTACGTGTTGCAATTAACCAGGCCTGGGGAACCGTCTTTATATTTTCATAATCTTCGAACAAAAATGATTGCTCAAAATCGGGATAGCATGGTGTTTTATCTTTCATTGGTTGTCTCCTTCGTCTGTATCTTCAATCTTTATCTTCTTTCCACACATAATTGCCTCAAAAATTTCTACTAATTCAAGCATCTTAGTACATGTATGCACACCTAGGCGCCCCAGTTCACTTAGCGCTCTTAATTGCATGTTTTCCATATCAATCTCTACCGGGCCTTCACCATAGTCTAATACTACATGAACAATCTGTGGCCCGGTCAATATACGCTTGGCTTCCTTGGGCGGAACACCGGCTGAAGACGTACTAATTTTTTCATGGTGTAATAAGTCAACTGCCCACTTTGCCTCTTTAAGACTACCTCCGGTATGATCACGTAACGCTTTAATGGCTTTAATCTTATTATTATTCATAAGGCAATCGAGTATTTTAGAATATGTCTTCAAGTCGACGTGTAAAAAATCTCTGCTATAATCCATTTTGTTAAGTCCTAAGATAGTGTGTCAGAATAATTAAGATCATGATTAAAACAATTATCATGCGTTTGTATAAAAGCATAATGAGTCTTAAGGAAGGTACGCCACAATGCAAATATGTTATACATGCGAAAGATAATCATAACTGTTGTATAAAAATACTGAATCATACCGGGCCCCATGAGACAATAGATGGTGCGTCTTACTATGAATCATAGGAAAGTACTTTCACCCTAGACGGAAAAAGAGTTAAATTGATATCTAACGATAGCTTGTGTGTTGTGGATTTTACAGTAACTATAGTGTGATCTTTTCTATTAATAGTAGCTTTCTTAATCCCTAATACTACGCCGCGATATTGCAATCCCATGTGATCGAATAATACTACGTCACCCTTTTGTATCAGCGTTTTCAATATTAGTATTGTATCACGCTTGAAATTGATTTACACAAGGGCTCATATTTTATTAGAAGAAATGTTATATTTTTTAAAAAAGTTCATCGTCGATCGATTTTCCGACCATGTATGACCTTAAAGATGTAAGTTTATCCAGCGTTACAGCAATCTTTCCGTCACCCCACTCTGGAACATAGTTCATGTCCTGAATAAGTTTACTAAGCTCTAAGGCCGTTGCTGCAATCGTTTGTAGTTGATTGATGGCCATCTTTACTTCTTCATCAGATCCCTGTTTTTCCAAGTCAACCTTAAGCGACTCAATTTCTTCTTTGATGATACGTCTTAACTCTCTTCTACTGATTGCCGGCACTTTCATCTTAGTATTCCCCTGCTATCCAGCCATAGAGATTACCGGGTATTTGTTCTCGAACTATAGTGTCAAGCCGGTATATATAATCACTAAGCTGTTCAGGCGGAGTGGTCTGCATGGCCCCGAACGCTTTTTCCGACATATCATATATCGTTTGTAGCGACATAGCATCATCTTCATACATGCTAGCCATGCTAGGATCCGTAGTTGAAGCAGCATGCTTCTGATTGCGGTCGATGGCTTTGAGAAGCTCGGGCATATCCTCTGCTGCTAAGTACATCTCGTCCTCGGCTTCACCCTCTGGCGTAAAGTTATCCCAGCCAGATGTTTGCTCCTTCAGCAACTTTGTTTTTTCTTCCCTGATAATTCTTTTTAACTGTCTTTTAGTTAGTTTTACTTCTCTGCTTTCCATAAAGCTTTGTTGGTATATTTCTTCATCACTCAATGTCCCACCGGTATCATGTTCTTTTTGTTGACGACGAACCTCAAATCCAACTTCACGAGGATCAAGTCCCATTCCCATGGCAATTGACATCCAGTCTTTAGTTTCCAGTGCATTTTCAACTGTATAAGTTGCAAGTACTGATGATGAATTTCCCCCGGAAGGGGTACCCATATAGTCGCTAGCCCATTCCTTATAATCCATTATAGCTAGTGTGGGATCACTAGTCTCTTGAATAATCTTTCTTAATTGTCGTCTGGTAATTTTCATCTTACTTTCCTTGTTTATACGCTTTATCTGCCTGGGAACCGACAGGAGCCATAAGTTTCTTTAATTGGTTAGAGAAAGAAAAGAAAGGATGACCGAACTCCTCGTATGCTGGATCACGTTCAGAGTATTTCACAATTTCTTCTGCAATCATCTGCGCTTTTTGAAGGTGATCAAGCATCAAATACATCTCATCGATAGGATTATATTCATATGCTTCTTGTAGCTTAGCTTTCTCTTCTTTGATGATTCTTTTAAGCTGTTTCTTTGTAATATTCACTTTGTATCCTTTAGGCATTTGCCCAACACCTGTCGCCATGCATCAGGCATGTCTTCGAGGGAAGTACCCTCGTTTTTAATATCATCTTCATCACCCTGCAAATTAATCGTTTGCGCGGCCTCAAGTGCTTCAAGGATCATTTCACCCTCACCACCAAGATCACCATAACGAAGCACTCGGCCCAATCTATCCATGGCCATATCAATTGCATTGGGATTTTGTTCATAAACAGTTTCGGTAAAATCATCTCTTCCGGCGCCGCCGGCTCCAGTGATATAGGCACCGACCACAGCATCAACCTGGGAGGCGACAGCATCACCCAAGCCTCTGTAAGCCCGGGCAAATTCGATCAAGGGTGAACCTGTATCAATGTCGTCCCATTGCTCTCTAAGAAGTCTAGACTTCTCTTCTTTGATAATATGTTTAAGTTGCTTCTTCGTAATTTTCATTATTATCTCTTTCGGAAAGCCTTGACTTTAGCTAGTATAATATCTTTAGCCTGCGCTCTGATACCAGGGGCTCTAAAGTCTCCACCGATTCGTCTTGCCGAAGCATGCACGAATTCCATTAGTTCATCGATCTTCATCTCAACCTCGGTTAGGAAATCATCTCGCATTTCATCTTCACCATCAGAAATAGTTCCGTCAGGATTCATCTCTCTAACGAGGCGTGCTTTTTCCTCTTTAATGATTCTTTTTAATTGTCTTTTCGTAATTTTCATCTTAACCTCCACCGAGACGATCAAATGTAACTGCTAGCTGGAATACATCTTCAACTAGCTTTTCGAAATCATCGACCAAGCTTTTATTATCATTCATTATCATTGCACTCTCTGCATCCATCAGCAGCTGCTCTAACGCCCGGGCCTGCTGATCAACTCGCTCTGCTAACCATTGATAGTCGACTTGGCCCTCATGTCGAGCAGCAGCCATGCCGGCATCGGCAGGCGTTCTCTCTTGAAGTTTGGCTTTCTCTTCCTTAATAATTCTCTTAAGTTGTCGTTTTGTGATTTTCATTTTGCTTCCTTAAATACTCTAATGCTTTGTCTTTCGGCCGACCTGATACCAGTAGTCAATGTCTTGCGCCTCACCCTCGTCGAGTTCTTCTTTCGTAAAGTCTAGCTCCGGGTCTTCTTCTTCACCCTCACCACCGGTGTGGGTCTTTGATAAGTAGTCTTTCCCATATTTCTCTTCTAAGGACTCACGAATGATTTTTCTAAGCTGGTATCTGGTTATTTTCATGAGACTTCTTTTAGCAGCAACCAGATTTGCAACTGCAACAACCACAGCAGCAGCAGCAGTGTGAGCTATTGAATAAATTTGCCAGTTTGTGTAATACCTTTTTCATAATAGTTTCTCCTTTTAAAAACTTTTGTTCTTTTCTTAATTATCTTTGTACGCTTTATTTAACCTAGTCATATGTCGGTGGTGTGTGTTTAATTGGCCTCTGCTTCTTTCGCTCTTTTGCACCACCGTCACGAAGGACCTTAATAATATCATCCAGTGTTAGGCCGGCGCGAGTTGCATCTTCTGCTCTAATATTGGACACCATACCATCGTCTTCAATATTAATATTACTTGGTGCACCGCCTGTACGTCGAATCTGGAATTTGAGGCCTTTGATATCATCAGGCATTACATAATCCATTGTCAATGCGTTACCTATAATTTCTCTTTCTTTTGTAGCCTGTCCGGACCGGTGCCCTAGATCTGTCGCTTGTTTTTGCCTATCATACCATGCATTTTCCAACCTGGATAAAAAGCTGGATACGGCTTTAGGATCCCAATTGGGAGGGGCGACATGATCTTTACCCAACCATGCAGGGTCTCCAACACGTTTTATCCATGGCCTCATTTCGTCTATATCTAGATCTAGATCGCTACTCCCCCCGATATCAGGATCTTTAAGTGCGCCGGTGATATCGTTGTTAAGGGCATAATTGGCAATTTTATTTTGAATATATTCTAAGCTGCCTTTCGAATGCTGGCCAGGGTCTGCGAGTATTGAAAGCATCTCTTGTTGTTCTAGCAGAAGATGTTCTCTTATAATCCCTCGTAATTTATTTCTAGTAATCCTTATACTCTCTTTCAAATCTTTACCTTCCTTTTCACCAGCAGCCACACCATCCGGCTTTGCTGCTTCTACATCAACCGGTTCGTCTATAAAGGGTTCCCACTCTTCAAATGAAGAAGGCCTAAATGATACGCCGGTCTCTTCCGCACCTATCATAAAGATATCAGCAACCAGTGGCCACAACCCGGGTGCCACTAAAGATGCACCAAATACACCGGCCTTGCCAATGTCAGCTAGTTGATCCTGGACCGCCATTTTTTCTTCGTCACTGACCTCTTTCCCGGATGCCATCTTCATGAGAATAACGGCGAGATCTTTGGATTCCATAGCCTCTTGCTTAAGTCTAGACCAAATTTTTCTTGCTTCCCCGGGGACTTCCTCTATCCAACCCTTAAACTTGTCGAGAACCCCGATCTCTATTAACAGACTTCGAACACACTCTCTAATAAGTTGTTCCTCAAGTACATGTTGGGAGCGTCTCTTCATTATCCTATACTTCCGCCTGGGTTCCTTCCGCTCATATCATCAATTGTAACGAAATATGCTTCTAGCTGATCAAAGAATGTGCTTAGTCTTTCGACTTGTGCTTCTAGACCTCTCGCCATTTCGTCTCCAGTTGCTGCGCCTGGGTTGCCTGGATCTTCTAGGCCATACATTTCAAAGGCAACTGACTCGATTGCATCAATTATACTTGCAAGATCACCCTGCAATTCACCTTCAGATTTTGCTCTAGACTGTTCCTTGATCAAGCCCTTGATCAAGCTAGCAAAAACAGGGTCGGCCCTAGACTTCATAGGTAATGGCGCCGGCGCCTCTTTTAGGAGCTTCGTCCTTTCCTCTTTGATGATTCGTCTTAGTTGTCGTTTTGTGATTCTCATTTTACCCTCCGTGACGAACATCTTCAGATTGTTCCATTGCTTGAAGAAGATCAGTTAGTTGATTGACTGCGCCCATTGACACGATGTAACCCATATCTTCAAGGGTTCCGATTAACTTAATTGCTTCTACTCGCCCAATCTGATCACGTGATCTGCCGGCGGCTCTTGCTGCATCCAAGTCTGTGGATTTTTTAGCCATCCCGGTTGAAGTTAGTTCTTCTTTAATGATTTGTTTTAGTTTTGATTTTGTTAATTTCATTTTATTTACCTTCTATATGGATCTTCCAGCTTGCCCAGTAAGTTTTCTAAAAACTCATTTAAGTCTCTCATTTCATCGATATTACCGCGATCAAG